TGTGAGCTCCTGAAGTGTGTCCTCGATTTCGGCGGGTGTGCCGTAGCGGGATGTGCCGGACGCTGTGTAGTCGTTCAGTGGCGCGGTCTGAAGGTTATAAACCTTGACTGTCTTTGCTCCGATAAAATCGTAGTCGTTGTTTACGCCCGCCTCGGTGAGCAGGCCCTTACGGATGACTTCGTCTATCTGGGACGAATACTTGATTGCGAGATTGGTTGCCATTGTGTGTTCCTCCTGTTATTTTACACCGAGGCCCGCGAGAAATGCGTCCTCGGGCTGATTATTTCCGCCGGTTTTGGGCGGTGTCCCCCTCAGCTTGTCGTTGGTCTTCTTTTCGACGGCCTTGTTAAACGCCTTTTCGACCGCTTCCATTGATTTTTTGCAGTTTTCCGCGCTGGAGCAGTCGAGAATATCGGCGAGCTCTGCGGGGAGTCCCTTTGTTGTGAGCTGGGTGATTGCCTCGGCGCGGACCTCGCGCCGTGTGACGTCTGCCTCTCTTTTGGTGAGCTCGTCCTCGCGTTTCTTGCGTTCGTATTCGAGCTTCTCGTCGGCCTGCATCTTTGCGAGCTTTGCGGCCTCGTCAGCCTGCGCCTTGGCTTCGGCTTCCCATTTCTGCCGCGCGGTTTCCTGCGCTTTTGCAACGCGCTTGTCAAACTCCGACTGATAGGCTTTGTCGCTGCCGAGCATTTCGTCGAACGTCGGTTTCTTGTCCGGCGTGGGTGCCGGTGCCGTTTCCTGTTTCGTGACCTGTGTCGTGCTGTTGGTGGTTTCTTCCATTTGTGGTTCCTCCTTGCCCGTCCCGTTCATAATCGCCCGAGGCGTTCATAATAGTTTAGCCCGTCCGAATTGCTCCGGACGTTCCGTTTGTGGATTATAACACAACGCAGCGACGGTTGCCGCGACGCTGATATTACCTTTTTATCGAATAATAAATAATATAACGAAAAAAATTACACATATAGTTATAACTTTTCAATCATTTTGTCCAGCCGCCGTTCGATTTCCTCGAGCGGTGTCTCTTCGAGCATCCTGTCGATTTCCGCCTGTATCTCGGCTTCGGTTTCTTCCGGAGATGAGATACGGCATCGACAAAACGGGTGCAGCGGCGGCATATTTACGCCGATAACTGCATCCGCCAACTTGAACCGCTTCCCGTCGAGATCGTCGCAGGTGTCGCAGACGTTCTCCTCGTGGACGGTCAAGAACTCGTACTCATCGAACCCAGCGTCCGCGAGTGCCTTTTTCTCTGCCTGAGTCGTGCAGTAGTTACTCTCTGTCCGTACTACTCGCCGCGCCTCATACATTCCCGTCTCGAACGTCTTCGCGACCTTTTCGGCCATTTTTCCCTCGGGCGCGCCGGTCAGCTCGCCCTCGATTAAAACCTTCTTGACGTTCTCCGCGAGCTGGGCGGTATTATCCCATATCGCCTCGGAGAAATTCTCGCCCGACCATTCCGCGTTTACGATCTCGTTCACGGTGCGCGTATCAATCAGCGATAAACTGTCCGAGATACCGCGCTCTGCACCTGTGAGATCGTCGATTATCGTCTGCGACGGCATCTTTAATATCTCGTCCGCGGATATGTTATAGGCCTTCTCGACCTCGGTCTGAAGGAACTCACGAACGGTCGGTATCTCGCCGTTCCGGATGTCCTCGCACACCCGAGCCGCCTGTTTGCACATCTGCTCTGCCCGGTCGAGCCTGTATTTATACGCGGGCGCGGAGATCGTCGCGAGTATTTCGGTTTTCTCGGGCCCTTCCGGCATCCCGTCAGCGATAGAACGTAACGTTTGCGCGATCGTGCGGTCGTAACTTACGCCGTTTAATAATCGGTGGGCGTCTTTCTGACTGAGGTCAAACGCGCTCTGATAGTTCGCATATATGCTCCGGACACGCTTACTGAACGTTTCCATAGCTGACATATACGGCACGGAGAGAGCCGCTGCGACTCGTTCGGCATCGTATACCGTGTCTGTGTCAAGCATCGCGAGACGTGCTACCCAGTACGCCTTATTAGCCGCGTATAGTGCCGCTGTGAGTTTCTTCTTCGTGAGCGGTCCGCTGAGCTGTCGGAGCGTATCGGCAATTATCCGATCGTACTTCTCCGCGAGCTGCTGTCTTATATCATCCATTTCCGTTTCCGTTAATTATCGGAGTTCTCATATCGGTACGAATGAGCGCCTGCTGATTCTTCAGCATCTTCTCGGACTTCTCTTCCTGTTCCTTTTCGAGCGCTTCGACCTCGGCTGCGGGGTCCTTAACGATCGACAGCGTTCCGAGGAGCGTCTCCTTCGAGACGAGCCCGTCGAGCTGAGCGGCCGCCTGCGCCTCTTCCATGATGTTAGTCGGGAGCGGACGCGTGAAATTAATCGAGATGTCGTCAATCGGTATGCTGCCCTTGCCTGTCGTTTCGAGGTATTTCTGAATCCATGCGAGACGGTATCTCATGCCCTCGGCGAAGTACCGCTCTTTTATACGCGTTTTCTGTTCGAGTGCAAACAGTTTATAACGCATAGCAACGCCGGAGACGTTTCCGGCGAAGTTCTCGTCGGACATATCGGGAACGCAACTAAATTTATGAATGTCGTTTTCTATCGAGGTTTTCAGGACTTCGACGCTGTTTTCGTCAAACTGCCTCGTCAGATATGCCGCATCTGAGCCCGCGTCCAGTGTCATAACGCCGTGCTCTTTCAATGCCTTGTATGTGTCGTAGGACTCCTCGTCGGTATCTCCGAGGACCTGTCCTTTGATAACGAGCAGAGCCTCGACGAACTGCTCCTTGTCGTTGACTCTGTCGGACTGTAGGATATTATACGCGTCGTTTAATGACATGACCGACTCGAAGTCTCCGCGCCTCTGTCCGTTGTTATATATCTCGTCTATCGTAACGCTTCCGAAATAGTGCTCTATCGGCTCACCTGATGTCTTGACCTCAAGCCCTGTTGTGAGCTCTATGTCCGTAATAAACGCCGCCGTCGAATAAACGCCCTTGTAGCCGATAAGAGTTCCGAAGTCGTCAAATATCGGGTAGTAATGCACGCCGAACACGGGTTTCTGCTCGACGGTATCATCATACACAACGAACGAGTTCAGCGGAGAGACGCGGGCAAACTTCGGAACCGGTTTCTCGTCGCTGGACATATAGACCATTTCGTAACATCTGCCAAAAATGGAGCTATCCAGTGCGAGGTCGACGTCCTGCGTCTGAGCGTCGGCGGCGTTCAGTATGTCAATGATCGGCAATATGTCATGATCTGCGGTGTACGAAACCGGAGCTCCGAGCAGATACGCGGAGGCTATATCGGATATGTATTGGCAATAGTTGCAAACGAGCCGATTATTACTCAGCTTGTCGCTCTTTGCACGCTCTAAGATAGCCTGATCGCCTATATAGTAATTATACAGACGCGTCAGGCGTTCGAGCTCGCTCTGATGCCGCCTGATATACTGTGCCACTATGCGCGGGGTGATCTCCTCCGCGGTATGTGTTGTTGTCATTACTGCATTCATTAGTATGCTCCCAGTTTTCGTTTATCCATGACTCCGACCTTCCGGCGTCCGATTACGTTCTCGAGCGCGTAGCGTGCGGCGTCTATCGTGTGGTTGTCCGCATCCGGGAACCGTGATATAAAATTCCCGTCGCGGTCGCGGTCGTATTCATACCCCGTGAACTCTCGCGCCGCGTTCGGTGCTCGTTTCGGGTCGATTATTATTTTATCGCGGTGCTGTAACCACGATAAACCGTATTCGACCGAATCAGGACCCTTCCGAGCTCCGATAACTTTCAGACCGAGATCGTTCATCTCGCTGATAGATTTCGGCTCGGCGCTGTCTGCCGTGATGTACTGCGCGGGGTTCTGTTTTGTTTTAATGATTTCAGCGGCCGCCTTGTTGGAGAGCTGCCGCTGATATATCTCATCAAGTATATATAAAATATTATGCGCCCGGTCGTAACCTATTTTCAGCCATACGAACGGGTCTATCGCGAAGCCGTAGTCTATGCCGTAGTAAAAATACCCGAGCGTCGAGATTTCCGCCTCGGTGATCTCCCGCGTCTCGACGTTATCGAATACGGAGCCGCCTGTTCCGGTCGCTTCCCCGAGGTATTCGTGCCGATATGCAAGGTCGTTCGACGCTTTCAGGTGTTCCGCATCAATAAAAAACTGCTCCCCGAGCCAGTCCGCCGGGACGTCGAGATATGTCGAGTGAACGGTCAAGCGGTCGTCTCTGTCTTGCAGAGCGAAGACGTTCGCCCAGTTATCGCGGGATTTAGGCGGGTTGAAACTGAAAAAATTCCAGAATCGTGAGCCGCCACGGTTCGTGGACTGTAAAATCGTCCGGACGTCTTCTTCGCCGCCGAACTGGTCCAGCTCCTCAAACCATACAATGCCGATATAACCACGCTCGGGTTTGATTGATTTTATTTTAAACGGGTCGTCTGCCCCTCGAAAATAAATGTGCTGTCCTGTCGGTTTATAGACGATTTCAAGCGGGTTTTTCGTTCCTCGGAAGTATGCGTTCAGGTTTAAGGTGTCAATCGCCCACATGACCTGATTATATACGGAGTCCTTCAGAGTATTTCCGATCTGTCGGAGTATTAATATATTTACTGTCGGATTTGCTATCATCAGCGGGAGAATGATCTCGGATATAAACGAGGATTTCGTCGAGCCTCGACCGCCTTTGAGTAAATACTGCGTGTGTTTATGGCCGAGAATATCGAAAACAACGGAGTCGAATACGGGAGCAGTGCTGTCGAGCAGGTTAATTTTCATCGGTGCTATCACCTCTCGGAGATATTATCACCCGAACCGGCACGTCTGGAGCGTCACTGTCACATTTATTAAACATACCGATATGTTTACCGATAAGCTCCAGCGCCCGAAGCTTGTCGTATGACTTGATCTCTATTCCGTTCCTGCCCTCAATGATGCCCGCAATTGAGCGGCGCTCGGTGTCCGACAGCTCATCGGTAGGCGTGAAGCTCACATGCTGTCTGTCAGTAACCTTTGAGAACTTCGACCTGTCAGAGAACGCTATAGCCGCGAGCTCCTCAAGAACACGATCGGCGGTTATTTCAGTGCGGCGGGACTGGCGTTCACGAAGCTCATATATATATGCTTGAACCTTAACATTTGCTAACAACCTTGCAGACTGTTCGTTTGCGGTCTTTTCCGAATATCCCGCCCGGATAGCTGCCTGTGTCGCATTCAGATCTATCAAATATTCTTCACAGAATCGTTTCTGCTTTTCTGTCAGTCTCTTTTCATTTTCCATATCACCACCTGCATTCAAAGTGAAATAAAACAAAAAAATCGCTCCCGAAAACGGGAGCGTAAAACGCATATTGAAGTAGAACCGAGAACGCCCGCTGTTGCAGACGTTCTCTGATGTGTGCTGATACACATTCTTCTACAATATCATTATAACACAGAAAATGTGTTAAAAAGTGTTAACATCATTTTTATTGATTATTTCATCAACCGTTCTGAGCGCTTTTCGATGAAGATAGCCGGTCAGATGATCTCTTGTATAGTTCATCTTTGTAGCAATTTTCTGCCAGCTCCACCCGTTTATATACCGGTATTCAAGCATCGTGCGGATCTCGATATCCGGAACAGAGGATATAGTCTGAATAATCTCATTGTGAAACACAATAAGCTCGTCTATCTGTCTATCAATCTCACGCTCCAGATCGACGATCTTCGACGCAGTGCGTCCGACTTTATCGGAAACGTTCCCGTTTTTATCAAACATAGCCGTCGGTGACAAGCGAGTCGCTATCGCGCGAAGCCGTGCAATCTCTTCAAGCTTGCAGTCTATGTAGCTATTGATATGACGGTAGCGGTTAAGATATTCTTTGGCATTCATTTGTTTTCTCCTTATACTCGATTCTCGGGAATTGCTCAAAGCTGACGAAATCAATATTGCAATTATCGCAGTGATACTGATACTTCGGCGGAGAGGATAATAACGTCCACCGGTCACGAACAAGCTCGGCACCGCATTTCTTACAATACGCTCGTATCATCACGGGATATAGCGGCGTTTCAACTATTTCCGCGGGTAAATTATCGTTCATTGTTGCTTTCCTCGCTTTCGTCCATTTTCGCGCCGCAATTCGGACAATATAACTTGTACGTCATTTTCTTTTTTCGAAATGCTGTTCTGCAATTTGAACAACATAAACCTGCGTTCACATCTGTTTCAATAAATCCATGCTCTAAATGTTTATAATCACATTCAATCCACCGCCCGTGAACTACAGGATCGACATCGGCGGCGGGCATTTCATTGATAATGCGTATTGCTTCTGTTATCCCGTCGTCGTACCCTTTCGCCCATTCTTCGGTGGCACCGCAGCCGCCGGCATCATGGAGCCTCTGATACGCTTCATCTCTGCTTATGTAATCGCTCATTGCCTTTATCCTCGCTTTCCTTTTCTACTCCATAGCTACAATAATCAGTTGTTTTCATCGCAATACCCCTGCAGGGGAATTTGGAGCATTCCCCAAATTTGCCGTCCGGGAAAGGCTTGAAGTTTTTACACTCAGAACAACGGA